GAACTCCCAACACCCGGTTTTGGAGTTATGCAAACTGTGAATAGTTGGTAGCCATTAAGAAAATAAATAACAAATAATTCAATCAGTTATCCAATCAATCAAAACTGAAACACTTTTAATATACCATAAAAAAAATCTCACTCGACGCCACACTGACGACACATCTATACACATAATTTTTTTACTTACCAAAAGATCTGATTTTTCACTTTTCTGCGTTTATTTGCGTTGAAAGATCTGAAGTAAAGGATCTGAAAGGCGCTATTACTGAAAAGGATTCGGAAAGGATCTAAAATTGCGTTGAAATCGACATCTTTAGTGTGCGGGCGTGGCGAGGGTTTGACTGCGATTTTTCATACGTAAAATTGGGCGAAAAATCGGGCTGAAATAAGGATTTAAGATTTGTCATATTGATTGATTTGATATAATACACTGGGGCTGTACTAATACTACACAGGACAAAAACAGCTCTTTTAGCAATAAAAAACCCGCATTTCTGTGGGCTGTTTATTTTTTAAAGGATCTAATTTAGCAATTTGTAATCGGAGAACGTGATCACTTCTTCCCCTACCCAACTATTAATCTCTTTCAATCGTTCTTGCAATGGGATTATCTCATTGATAAAAAACACTCGCGTTGCCTTTTCAACGTCACCAAAGCCGCCTGTATTATTCGGCACAATCCCCATTAATTGCGGTGGCACACGGTGCGCAGCTAACACATCATCACGGCTTGCATTCTTAATGTTTAAGAAATCATCTTTGGCAATAGCATCTGACAATGGAATAACTTGCATCCCATCTTTCTTCCCATTTGGGATATACACAAACAAATTCTTAAAGTTGCCAGTCCCTTTGGTTTGTCTGATTTGCGTTTTGATTGCTTCAATATCGTCTTGGTTCTGTGTTGGGTCGGTCATGTAAATAATCGAACCCGCATGCGCGCCATTCAGATAATATTTACGGCGGAACAATGTGGCACTTTCATTTAAAAAAGCAGATTGAAGTGCAGCCAAATATTCTGGCACACCATAAATCTCTTGATTCACATCGGGATTAATCAAGTTAAAGACAGAACCTTTTTTAAATTCATATTCATCAAATCCATTCACAATCTGATAAAACACGCCTGTTTCAACACCGACACGCATATATTTAGCAAGAGGGGATTTTAACGAGAAAACTTTTCCAAACGAATTTACAGTTTTCTCAATATAAGCATTACCAAAAACCAAGTAATCTTGCACCAGTTTTTCTAATTGGGTACGTGGTAAAAGTGCGGTCGTTTTACAGGTAGAAAGCAAAATGTTTTTCTTCACAGTGATTGCACTATTATGATGTGCCGATGCGTTTAATGCTTTGGCAAGATAACTTAAATTAATCGGAGGGTTGTAATATTTCTCATACATCAACACGCTTTCGAAATAATTCAGTACTTCTGCACGGTCAAGCACTGGAATAGGTTCACCAAAGCTGAACGCCTGTGCTTGATTTCCAGTAGAAAGTGCGGTGGATTTTTTTGTGTTTTTGCTCATTTGGTTATCCTATTCAAAGGTAAATATTGTTGATTTATTGCTTGATACATCGCCGCCTAAACCATAAGGCACATTTAAAATACAGTTCATGATTGCCCATGATAAATCGCCATGGCTTGCATCTTCCGAACGATCTGAAACATAAGTAATTTTCCCCGTGCTAGTAATGCGTTTTTTCACCGTCATAAAACTACTCACGATGTCATTGTCTCCACTATCAAATTTAAGGCGACGTTTCTGAATTAAGTTTTGTGTTTTTAACACCATTTCATTTTTAAGATCGGCGTTATACTCTAGGCCCTGCGCCATTGGATAAAATTTTCTCACTTCCTGATAAACGCCCGACCCCATTCCCGTTTTATCAATCACTATGCGAGTTACATTGTAATCATCACAAAACTGCTTAATGCGACTTGCTTGTGTTTCGTAATCCATACCGTGAAAAGTTTGTTTATGTAAAACGCGATAATCTCCCCCTTCCACTTTCGGCGGTGCAACAATCACTAATGCTGCACGGTCGCCAGTAAAAGCGGGGTCATAACCTAACCAAACTTCACGATTACCGAATGGGCGTTGATAAAATGGCTTGTAATCGTGCCATTCTTCCAAACTGTCCACCTGGCAAAGTTGCAGATCGCCAAATTTAAACGCTGACGAGTTATCATCAGCGAATTGACATAGATATAATTGTTCAAATTCAGCTTTACTGTTTTCTGCAATCAAATTATTAATGTCGAAAAGAGTACAGCCCCCCTCCATCGCATCATAAATACTCACAATTTGTTTCCATTGGCTATCTGCACAAAATTTCCCGTTTTTTAAATTTTCATGAGAAATATCAATTTCAACTTTTTCTGATTTTGGGCGATCTCGATTGAAAGCTTTGCCAGAAAAAAAAGCATAAGCCGAATGGGCAATTGTAGAAGGCGTAGAAAAGTAAGTTTGGCGATACATTTTTTGGGACGCCATAGCAGATGCCACTTTACGAATCTCTTCAAATTTAGTAACCCAGAAAATTTCATCAAAATATAAATTGCCGTGGTAGGATTGAGCTGTAGCAGAATTCGTTCCCAAAAAAATCAATTCCGCACCATTTGGTAAGCGAATGGTTTCGCCCTTTAAATCTACATCTGCCGTCCGCTTAGCATAGTTCACAATGTACGAACGAAACTGTAAGGCTTGTTTTTTACTGGCAGATAAGAAAATCTGATTGTTACCAGTAGTCAAAGCATCAACAAAGGCTTCCTGAGCAAAATAATACGTCGCCCCGATTTGTCGGCTTTTTAAAATATTTCTGATTCGATGTTCTTTCGCCTTGTGCCAAATTCGCTGATAATTAAACATTCCATCAAGAAAGCCATTAATCAGAGATTCTTCTTGCTCTTGATCAATGGCATTCGGTTCAGCTTTCTTTCGTTCGCCTTTGTTACGATTAGCCAGTTTGGGATTCAAATCCACTTCATTGCCATCGCCAAAAGAATATTTTTTCACTCTCGCCATCCGTTCCATTTGGCGACCAAGCAAATCAATTTCTTTGTAATCTGAACCACTCTTTTCTTCTTTCGCAATCAGCAAATTTAATCTTGTCTCAAGTGCTAATTCAACCCGACCAACAGGCGCAATATCGTCCCACTTTTCTCTGTCTTTCCAGCTGGCAATCGTTGATGCAGGAATATTTAATTGGCGTGAAATTTCAGCGATTTTATAACCACTGAAATACATCTGCTGTGCTTTACGTTTGATTTCCGCCGTCACTTCGGGGGAAGGTTGATTAATAACTTGTTCGTCCATTCCTAATCCTTTCTATTTACAACCGCATAATAGAAAGGGGGCGAATGTTAGTCTTTCCGCTTGCTCTGTGAATCGACATACAACAAAAGCAACTCATAGACCACCAAAATTAAACCTTTCAGAATAGCGATAATCATTGAATCAAACCAACCACCGAAAGGACAACCAATGGCAAAAAAATCTAAATGGGTCATTGTTGCGACAGAAGGTGCCACTACGGATGGCCGCACCATTCAACGCAACTGGATTGAAGAAATGGCCGAAAGTTACGATCCAAAAAACACCTATGGTGCACGTATCAATCTCGACCACATCAAATTCTCTTTATACATGCCAGAACTAGCAAATTCGCATTGCTTTGGTGATGTTTTAGCCGTGAAAGCTGAAGAACGAGAAGATGGAAAACTACAACTTTTAGCCCAATTACAACCAACCGATGCGCTTATTGCCTTAAACAAAGAAGGGCAAAAAGTTTACACATCCGTGGAAATTGACGCCAATTTTGCAGATACAGGCAAAGCCTATCTCGTTGGTTTAGCCGTAACGGACAACCCTGCAAGCCTAGGCACAGAAATGTTAAGTTTCTCGCACAATGGCTTAAATGCTCGCAAATTAAAAGCGGAAAACATCTTCACCGCTGCCGTTGAAACGGAATTGGAATTTGTTGAAGAAACAGAAAAAAGCCCATCTGTGTTGGAAAAAATCAAAGCATTATTTTCTAAAAAAGAAAAATCAGACGATGAACGCTTTGCTGATCAAACACAAGCCATTGAGCTTTTAGCCGAGCAAACCAAAGAAACCTTGGAAAAATTAACCGCACTTT